CGATATGCCGGGCAAAAGCGACTGGTAGAGATTTACGCTACTGTTTTGCATCCCGAGCGGGTCGAGACCGTTCTTCTTGCGGTACTCGGTCCACTCGGGAAAGGCGATGAGATCCTGATTTTCGGCCGGCTCGTTCAACGTTCTCATTTCCTGTTCCGAAATTTCCTCGTTCCCGATGCTTTTTCCCACCTGCCTTCTCCGCACGACCGGATTCGGCAGCTCTCTGAATCACAGGGGCTCTGTTCCCCGGCTGAGTATGCTCAAGTAGTCGCTGTAGACATACATCCGGCCACGCTGCTTGCCCGTCACCTCCCGCACGATGCCGAGATCCTCCAGATGCTGGATCGACTTCGCAATTGTCGGGGGCGAGATGCTCAGCCGCTGCGCCGCCGCGGGAATGCCGATGATCGGCTTCTGCTGAAGCAGCTGGTGGACCCGAAGCGCGGATGCGGCCGGGCGTCCGAGATCCTCGATCCGGTGCCGATCGGCTTCGAACAGAGCAAGGATCTCGCGCGCCGCCTCTGATGCCTGCAGAGACGTCTCGGCGATGCCGTCGAGGAAGAACTCCAGCCATGTCTCCCAATCGCCATTCTCGCGAACCTGCTGCAGCAGGTCATAGTACTGGCGGCGATGCGTCTTGAAGTAGAGGCTGAGATAGAGGATCGGCTCCTTCAGGATCCCCTGCGTGCAGAGCAGGAAGGTGATCAGCAGGCGGCCGAGACGGCCGTTCCCATCGAGGAACGGATGAATGGTCTCGAACTGCACATGGACGAGCCCGGCCTTGATGAGGGTCGGCATCTCCGGCGTGTCGGTATGGATGAACGCTTCCAGGTCTGACATGAGGTCGAGGACGTGCTCGGGCGGCGGGGGGACAAAGAGCGCATTGCCCGGTCGCGTTCCGCCGATCCAGTTCTGGGAACGCCGGAACTCTCCCGGCTGCTTCGTGCTTCCGCGCCCCTTCTCAAGAAGGATGGCGTGGATCTCCCGGATCAGGCGCAGGGAAAGCGGAAAGCCCGCACGGATCCTGTCGAGGCCATGGTTAATGGCGGCGACGTAGTTGGACACTTCCTGCACGTCGTCGAGCGGGACGCCTGGCGCTTCCTCGCTCTCGAAGAGCAGCAGGTCTGAGAGCGACGACTGCGTGCCCTCGATCTGCGAGGACAGCAGCGCCTCCTTGCGAACGTACATGTAGAGGAAGAGCGGTGTGTCGGGCAGGATGGAGGTCACGCCATCGAGCCGGCCGATCGCGCGGTTCGCGCGCTCGAGCTGACGGTAGAGCCGGTCCATCCTCACTGGCGGGGCTGGCGGCAACGGGGGAGGCACGAATGCCTCCGCGCGTTCGCCCGCGGTCGAGATGGCGACGCGCTGACCCAACCGTGATGGCTCCGGTGCTAACGCCATGGTTGAAAAAGGATCCTTTCCTTGGCAGGCTACCTGAGAAAGGATATCGCATATTCCTTTCTTTGTCATGGTTCTAACGGAAGGTTCCTTTTCTTGTCGAGTGCTCATTCTCTCTGTCCGCGCCAGATCCGGTCCGGGCGCACCCTCTGAACCGGTGGCGCGATGGGACATCAGCGCCTCGGAAAACTCCCCACCCACCGATACCTGCCGGACATCGTCAGGTATCTGGTGACCGGTGGCACGCCCACCGCGCACCTGGTGGAACAGATGACCGAAGTGGGGCGGGATGCACTGAAGCGTGCCCTGAAGGATCCTGTGTTCGTGGAAGCGTTGTGGCTGCTCATCAGGTTGCCGCAGGCGGCCGCGTCGAGGGACTTCGGGGCGGCTCTCGCCGAGATCGGCATGGGCGCACAGCGGCCGACGTCAGTCGCGGAACTGATGGTTGCCTTCGACAATGCGCTGGAGCGCGTGCAGCGGCGCGAACATCGGGATGCCACGGACCTTGGCGAGATCGCCCGTCAGGCAGCACTCACCGCGCTCGGCGATGCTGTGCGAGCCGGGATGCCAATGTGGTCCCCCACGGCGGACGATGTGCAGGCTTCGGTGGCTGCACTGAGGTCACCCGAGAAGTTCGGTGCTCTGGCCCACCACTTCCACGCAAATACCGTGGAGCGCGTCATCCACTACTATGTCGATCGAAACCTGCATGAACTCGTCGGCGCCGATCGCGTTGTGTCCTCGGTCCACGATCTCGCCACATACGACTCAGCGATACGCCGCCATTGCATGGAAGCCGCGCTGATCATGCGCGCCTTCGCCAGGGACTGGCTCGGCAAGAACCAGTATCGGGACGGCAAGGACATATCGAAGAACGACGCTCGTAAATTCTCGGCCTATGCCGTGGAAAAGATCAATATCGAGCTCAAGAACAGGAAGGGGTCAAAGTGAAACGGTGCCTGATTGAATGCGGCGTGCGGCAGGCATCCGAAGAGGGCGCTCTCGCGATGAACGTGAGCGACCCCGGCAAGAACGTCAATCTGAGGATCGACTCCATCAGCCGCTCGATGGTCGGGAACATCCCCGACCTTCTGATCGATCTTCTGGAGATCGCGGCATACGTCTACTGCGTCGATCAGCGCATCAAGCGCGGGACTGAGATGCTCATGGATTACGGGAAGGATTGGCGCCGCAGTCTGACCTTCTCGATCCCTGTGCGCCATCCCGAGATCTGGAATGGGGAAGAGGTGCAGGAACTGCTGGTCGAAACCCTCGGCTTCCTCTCCGACGACAGCTATGCATTCCGGTTTCGCAAGGCCGAAGCGCCGGTTCAGCCGCGCGATCCCTACTTCCACGAACTCCTCGATGCTTTCCAGGAGAACGACGAGGTGGCGCTGTTCTCGGGCGGCGTCGATTCCTTCGCCGGGGCGGTCAACGACATCGTCACGCTGGGCAAGTCTGTTACCTTGGTTGGCCACTGGTCGGTGCCGAAAGTCCAGAATGTCCAACCGCATCATGGCACCGGCTTCGGAGACGGCTTGAATCGCCGCAGGCAACAGGGTGGCGGCTGCGGGTTCGATATTGAACTGGAACATGACGTTCTCCTTTGCTTCGATGAAGCAGGGATACGCCTTGGCCGGCGCTCGTGCGGATCGCTCGGGATTTTCCGGTTTGGCTCCCTTCTGCGGAGGGACAGACATGCGCAATGCCGTCGGCTTCTACTGGACTCTCCCCGTGCCATGGGCTGGGTTCACCGAGTTGCCGGAGGACATCGACGCCGCTGCGGAGACCAGTCGCACGATCCGCTACCAGTGCGAACTCATCCGCCGGCATGCCAAGAAGAACGGCTACCAACTCGTGGCGGAGAAGGTCTTCCTCGAGATCGCACCGGACCGCGGCAGCCGATACATCCTCGGAGCACTTCGTCCCCTTCAGGTGATCTGCCGCGAGCAATCCGCTTGTTTTCTGTACGTGGACTTCTGGAGAGTGCAGGGCTGGCGCGGCCACGAGGCTTTCCGAGAATGGCTGGAACGAACACCAATCAAGTTCGAGGCCGTTCCTCCGGACGAGATCGTCATTGACGGCTCGATGTTCGATCCGCACCGCCACTTCGGTGAATGGCGCGAGCGGCAGCATGAATGGACCGCAGCCAAACCCGAGCGCATCGCCCGTGCGCTTGAGGAAGCCAGTCGACGTCGCGCCGCGGGGCGGACCTACAAGGAGATCGCGGACGCGCTCAACGTTGACGGCGTCCGGAGCGCGTCAGGCAAGCCGTGGAGTGAAGACGGAATCCGGGATCTTCTGAAGAAGGCCATGAAGTAGGCGAATGCGGATTCACGCAGCGATATGAAGGACTTCGGCCCCTCTTGCTTCCACAGTGCTTCCACGGATGCTGGAAACGCAAACGCCGCCCCGGAGGGCGGCGCTTAAGCGTTTGATAACGCGCAGGGATTTGGTTGCGGGGGTAGGATTTGAACCTACGACCTTCAGGTTATGAGTCGTGTCGAACGAACCATGAACGATTGCGCTGAAACGCGAGTTCTTTCGCAGTTTCCGACACTTGCCGATCCCGAGGGCGAGGCTCCGCTTCGCACGATCTGTCGGGATTGCGCAGCGTTTTTCGGCCTCGTGCTTCCATAATGCTTCCAACGGGCCAAAACCTGATTTTCCGGTAGCACGACCATCAGGCGGGGGTGAGCGACCAGAAGCCGAACTTCCTGCCATGCTCCTCCTTCAGCCGGGCGACATAGGCGTCGTGCGTCTCGAACGCGCCGAAGTCCGGGATATCGCCCGCGAGCCCGGCGCAGCTGCCGAGGTGCTCGGCCGCATAGCGATACCGCTTCGCCCGCGACCTCGTGAGCGTGAAGTCGATCATCGCGCGGAGCACCAGCGTCGCTGCCAGCGGATGACGCTCTGACAGGGCCTCCGCCGCGGGGGCGAGATACTCGTAGTGATCCCCTTCGATCTCGTCATGCCGGGCCACGAGGAGGCCGGCGGCGCGATCCAGCGCCGGCCAGTCGAGAAAGAACTGCAGGGCATGAAGAAGGCTCGGATAGGCCATGGCGTGCGCCATTGCCCGCTCCTCGGCCTCGATGTCGTCGAAGTCGGGAAGCCGCTTGAGAAAGGCCCGCAGGTGGCTGTCGGAGAGCGTGCGCTCGAAGCAGTCCCACCTGAATGCCTGTGCCTCCTTGCCACGACCCAGCGCTTCCAGCGTCTGCAGGCGGATGTCCTGCCAGGCCAGCGGAACCCGCAAGCCGTCGCCGAGCTCCGCGCGCTCGAGGAACTCCAGCGCCTCGCCCGCCCTGCCGGCCGCGAGCAGGCGTTGCGCGATCTCGGCCGCGATCTGCGGCACCTTGCGGGTCTTCGGGTCGTACTGGGCGATGAAGCCGTCGACGTCGCCCTGCGCGTCAGCGATGTCCTTGAGCGCCATGGCGACCGTGCTCGCGCGCTCGCGCGCCCGCATCTCGTGCTCGTAAGTGGTGCCACCCGGGCCCCAGCCCACCGCCTTCCATTGGTCTTTTGGCGGAACCGGCACAGGCGTGCGACCGAGTTCTTCGGCCATCGATTTCAGGGCCGCCAGCCCCTGGTCGCCGAGCGCCGGAGCCATGATGCCGACCAGACCATCGTACTGGCCATAGCCGTTGTCCTGCAGCGCATCGAGAACCGTGCCGGCGAGCGCCTGCGGATCCGGCCGGATGTTCTTTGCGAGCTGACCCAGATCGGCGCAGGCCTGGTGGAAGATGCCGATGACGGTGCCGCTGGAGTCGTCGCAGCGCTCGAACACCGGCGTGGCGAGCGCCATGAACCGCCACATCAGCGCCAGCGCCTCATCCGGATCGGCCGGCGCGATCTGCTCGGCGATGGCGCGCCGCTGGGTTTCGAGATCGGTGACCAGCGCCTTGCGGTTCTTCCAAGTGATGAAGCTGCGGGCGCGGGCGATGCTTGTCAGCCGCTTGGTGATCTCCCGCGCCGCCTCCCTCGGGCTCTGGGCGCCCGCCAGCGCGAGCCGGAGCTTGCGCTTGGCCGCCGCGTTGCCGGTGCTGACCTCGATAAGTAATTGCGCCAGGCGCTCGGCGCCCAGCGCTTCGAGGTTCTTCGCATTGAGGGTGGTCTTGGAAGCCATCGGATCGCCAGTTTGTTTACCCCGACCCTATCAGCGGTCCACGGGGTCCGGAACCTTCGTTCTGATTCGCTGGGCTCGTCGATTTCCCGCGCCAGCGCGCCGAAACGCCTTGCGCGGAAACGCGAGGCATTTCCTTTTTCTTGGCAATTTCAATGTGTTCGTTGACTGTCGCCCGCGCTTCAGCACTGTGGAACGGCGAAAGAACCACCGAAGAGCGCCATGCCCAAGATCACCAAACGCCTCGTCGACGCCGCGGAAGCCCGCCCCGCCGAATACTTCGTCTGGGACAGCGAGATCCCCGGCTTCGGGCTGCGCGTGCTGCCGAGCGGGCGCAAGGGCTACGTGGTCCAGTATCGCGCCGGACGCCGGTCGCGGCGGATCAGCCTCGGGCCCAGCACGGTGCTGACCTGCGAGCAGGCGCGCAACCGCGCCATCTCCATCGTCGCCGCCGCGCGCAATGGCGCAGACCCCGCCGCCGAGCGGGACGCGGGGCGCAGGGCGATCACGGTGAAGGAGCTGGCGGAGCGGTTCGACAAGGAGCACATCGCGATCCGCGTGAAGGCGAGCACGGCCAAGGAGTACCGCCGCAACCTCGAACGCTTCATCCTGCCCGCGCTCGGCCAGCTCACGGTCACGGGCATCACCCGGGCGGATGTGGCGAAGTTCCACCACGACCTCCGCCACATCCCCTATCAGGCGAACCGCTGCCTCGAAGTGGTTTCGAAGATGTTCAGCCTCGCCGAGATGTGGGGCCTGCGTCCGGACGGCACCAATCCGCGAAAGCACATCCGGAAGTACCCCGAGGAGAAGCGCGAGCGCTTTCTCAGCGCGGCCGAACTCCGCCGCATCGGTGAGGTGCTGCGCGAGATGGAGGCAGAGAGGATCGAACTGCCTTCGGCCATCCTCGCCGCCCGCCTGCTGATCCTAACCGGTTGTCGGTTGAACGAAATCATGACGCTGCAATGGGCATACGTCGATCTGGCCGAGCGCGTTCTGCGCCTGCCGGATTCCAAGTCCGGCGCCAAGGTCGTTCATCTCGGACAGCCCGCCGTCGACCTGTTCCGCGACGCCCAGCGCATCGAAGGCAACCCGTGGGTCATCTTCGGCACCCTTCCGGGCAAGCGCCTGAGCGATCTCCAGCCCTTCTGGCAGCGCGTGCGCGCCCGCGCTGGTGTCAAGGACGTCCGCATCCACGACCTGCGCCACACCTTCGCGTCGACCGCCGTCGCCTCGGGTCAGGGCCTGCCGATGATCGGCAAGCTCCTTGGCCACACGCAGGTCCAGACCACGGCGCGCTACGCCCATCTGGCGGCCGAGCCGGTGCGGATGGCTGCCGATGCGGTAGCTCAGAACCTCAGGCAATCCTTGGGATAATCGCGCCCCTCCACGTCCCTTTTCGATTGATCGCGCAGTTCCGCGCGGCTAGCTTCCAAGAAAACCCAGAAATTGGGCGCGCACAGTTCGCGTGCGCGCAGGGCTAGGCGGGAGCACAACGTGGACCGGGACTGGGCTAGGCGCCGTGGCGCGCGAGCATTTCGGGGCGCACCTGCTGCCGTCGTCTAGCGCACGCGTCCTGCGGACGTCTTGAAATCGTTTATAACAGCGACGCCTTTCGTCGGCTCTTCGAGGCGAACATCCTTTAGTTCACTGAAGAGACACCGGTGGCGTGCCGATACATGCTCTTGAAACCCTCCCGAGCGTGAACGACAATCACAAAATCAGGTTGGATGAAGTGCCCGCCGGTTAAGAACCCGTGTCTACCATAGCGTCGATCCACTTACAGAACGCCGCAGGACACGAGAAGAGAAGCTATTGAAGAGTACCTGCGGTGGCGGGACTTGAGGCGAGAGAAAAATGGCAGGCGACCCGAAGATCTATGAAGATGACTTTTTCAGATGGCTCAAGACATTTCTGAAGGACAACAATTACCAGTTTTCCCGGAATGGCTTTAAGGGCGGTGACGATCTTGGAAGCCATCGGATCGACCTGAAGACTGGCTATTGGGAAGACCCAAAATACTCTTTGAGCAAGCCACTTCGCTGGCTATATCACATTGAGCCGGATAACGGCCGATGGGTTGCGGTCAATCCTGCCGACGAAAACCACACGATCGGCTTCAACAATCCAGGCCAGAAGAACGACAAAACAGCTATCGTCTTTCGCGTCCAGCCTTTAGTGAAACAGGGGCCTGGTGACTATGCGTTAGAGACGGGGCTCGAAGTTCACCTATTTTTCCTTTTCCACGGCCCACCACAGCGCGGAACATCGGCGCAGACATACAAGTTTGATCCCGAAACCGGCGTTCTTGAGCTGAACGGCGCTCCCTTGCGCTACATCGCTGCGGGGTTCCTCGGGATCAGACCGCGTGATGAGGAGACGGAGCTGACAATAGGCGGAGCGCCACGCAAAATTACCTATGGCGACGTGCTGGATGCGCTGTCTGCCGATGTAAAGGCAATCATCGATGGTAGCGCGCCAGTAGAAATGCCTGTCTTCGATCTAAGTGAAAAGCAGGAGTTCGAACGACTAAAACGGACGATTGTGGATTCTTGGGACGCATCGGGGCCTGTACCCAGCCCTGCTCCGGAAGGCGGCGAGGCGATCGCAGAAGAAGAGGACGACGATGATGACGAGATCATCGCACCGCCCTCTTTGGAAATCCCGGAAGACACTGATCTAATCGGGATCGATCCCGCCGTGTACCGCCAGATCAACGCAGCGCTCGCGTCGGGCAAACAGCATATTATGCTCTATGGCCCGCCGGGCACGGGGAAGACCACGCTTGCCCGTCACATCGCGACGGTCCTCACGGGCGGCAAGTGGACCTTGGTGACGGGGTCTTCGGACTGGAGTTCACAGGATATCATCGGAGGCTATCAGCCTATCGGCGAAGGCGGAGTGGCCTTCGTCCCTGGTGTGCTGCTCCGGCGCTTCGACCGGCCACTGATCATCGACGAGTTGAACCGCTGCGACATCGACAAGGTGCTCGGCCCGCTCTTCACGGTGTTGTCGGGGCAGCAGACCACTCTGCCCTACCGCCTGAAGATCGAGGAGAAAGACAGCCCGCAATTCATCATCCTTCCGAAACCAAATCCGACGACAGAGGATCACGAGTTTGCACCGGGGCCGCATTGGCGGCTCTTGGCAACAATCAACTCCATCGACAAAGCGGCGCTGTACCAGATGTCGTATGCGCTCGCGCGACGCTTCGGTTGGGTCTATGTCGACGCGCCCCGAGATACCGTCGGCTTCATCGAAAAGTATCTCCGCAAGGATGATTCCACTTGGGGAGGCCCTGCGCCTGGCGCTCCTTGCCCGCTTGGTCAGTTCTGGGCGGCGATCAATACGGTTCGGGTACTTGGCCCGGCTCCTGTGATCGACTCAATTAAAGCCGTGCAGAGCATGGTAGAGACGCCGGATTTCTTCGCCGCGCCCGATGCCGCGATGAAGGATGCGCTGCTTGATGCCGTAGATATGGTGCTGCTGCCCATGCTCGACGGGATCATCGTGCAGGATGCGGAGTTCCTGAGCGGAAAGGCCATCGAGGTCTTCGACCTCGATGGGGCGCAGGGCGAGCGGATCAAAGCACGGATGGATTCAGTGGCGGTCTAATGGACGCGCGCGACCGCGATCAGGCGATCTCGGACTATGCTGCAGGGATCCTCCTGCGGTATTTTCGGCAAAGCACGCAGACAGGCGTCGGCAGGCCTCATCTCGATCTGGCGCGTGATCTCGATTTGCTTCGCGCCCATTGGGCGATCTCGCCGCCTGTCTTGGCCTTCCTGCGCTACGTGCTCTCACACCGCCACGAGGCGCAAAGCCTGCTGCAACTTGAGCGGCGGATGGATGATGCCGTGGCACGCGGACGGATCGACGCTCGCGGCACGACGCTGGCGCGGCGCGTCTCCGGCCATCCGTCGCTGGTGCTCTACGAGGAACCGGTGCGCAGCTTCAACACAGGCCCGAACCAGGTAGTGGCGTGGGTGGTGCATATGGTGGCGACCTATGCCGGCCGTCTCTTTGCGCTTCAGCCGCCGGACTCGGGCTATGCCGGCGTGATCGAGGCCGCGATGGCCGATGTCACGGCGGTCAAACGGCTCGACGCCTTGCGCGAGCCGCTGAAGGCCGTGGCCGTTCACAGACGGCCTGGACCGGGTGCCCTCCGCGATGCCGCCCGATCACGGCGCATGATCTACCGGCTGGCGATTGCGGCCTACAACACGCTTTCGGCGATCGAGGCGGGACGCGAGGACGTGCTTTGTGAGGTTCTGCACAGCACGCTGATGGGCCCGCTCGAACCGTGGCGGCGGTTTGAGCTGGCGGTCGGCCTCGGGATCGGAGAAGCGCTCGCAGCGGAGACCGGTGAGAAGATGACGCTGGCCGTCCTCGGCAAGACGGCCGGCGCGCCGATTATCACCTGCGGGCGCTTTGCGATCTTCTGGCAAGGCGGCGGCGGGGTGTTCACGGCGCCGCCGCCGGAGCCTTCAGAAGAACGACTCGAACGCTTGCTGACTGCATACGGGATGAAGCTCTCTAGTGATCGGCCCGATCTGGTCATCGCTGACCGTGACGCCCAGAAGGCGCGCGGGATCGTCGAGGTGAAGTATCTGGCCGGAGACACGGCCAATGCCCGCTTCCGTGAAGCGGCCGGTCAGGTCGTGCGCTATGCGCGCGGCTATGTTCCGGAAGCCGAACTGGACGATCTCGTGCGGGCTTCGCTGATCGCTCTGAGCCGTGATACCCCCGCCCTTCTGGATGAACATGCCGCGGCGCCGCGAGCGGTGGATTTTACCGGGCTGACGGATGGCAGCCTGCATGCTTGGGTGCGCGAGCGGCTCAGCCCTTGACCGGGTTGAAAGTTGGGGCGAGTTTCAAGCGCAACTGAATCTCGATGGCGCGGGCGGCGGCGCCATCTTCAGATGGCAGCGCGCGGGCCGTGCAGTGTTCCCTGATATAGGCGCGGCAACGTTGTCCTGCCTCCTGCGGGCTTCGCGGTAGATCGACGGGATCGAGCAGCCGATTGAACAGCATATACTGCGCGAACATGTTCACGACCTGACCTGTGGAATGGTCGCGCAGCCGCTTGCGCAGGGAGCCTTTGCCGTTCCGACCGGCCATACCGACATAGATGACCTCGCCGCGGTCGAAGATGACATAGACGCCGGGCGTGTCGGGCACGGCCGTCCAGTCGGCCGTGCCCATGGAGATGGTCGGAAGAAACCCGAGCTCGTCGAGCGTCACAGAGGCGCTCACTCCGCGGCGGTCGCAGACGGCGCCTGCACATGCGCCTCGTCCTCTTTCTTCTTCCGCATGGCTGCGGGCCGCTGGCGGCCGCCATCTTCGAAGAGGGGGACGTCTCCTTCAGCGACGGGACGGGCGCAGGGCGCGGCGATCTCGTAGGGCATCCCCCGATCTTGCGGGAGCGGTTGCAGGGTCGGCTCGAAGCGCGCCTTGGCCCCGAGCAGGTATTCCTCGGACAATTCGCAGCATACCCATTGCCGCCTCAGGTTCTCGGCCACGACGCCGGTGACGCAGGAGCCGCCGAAGGGGTCGAAGACCAGATCGCCCGGATCGGTAAGAAATCGGATGAAGTATTCGGGAAGCTGCGCGGGGAAGCGGGCCGGATGAATGGCGATGTTCTCGGCGCGACAATGATCCTGGTAGCGGCCATTGGACTCGGTATTCGCGATAGCCAGCAGGTTCGGCGGGACGGAGCCGCCGTTGTCTCGGCTGAACTTGTCGGAAATGTCATGTCCCGAAGGCCGCAGCTTGGCTTTGTAGCCTGTCTTGAGGAGCTGTTTCATCGACGCACTGTAGGGGGCCAGGATGCGCTTGTTGTTGGCCTTCGGGAAGGGCGTTTTGGACAGCCACCAGACGGTGTTGACGGCATCTTTGACGCGCACGCGGCGGACATTCACCCATTCGGCGGGTGTCGGGAGCTTGGACGGGTTCCACCAGTAGTGCTCTTGGCACAGGTGGAAGCCATACTCCTCGACGAGCATGACCAGCAGCTTGAAATGGTAGAGGCTGCGTGTGGGCTGGCCGGGGACCCAGGCACCGCCGATGTCAATGACGAGGCTGCCCGTGTCCTTCAGGACGCGGTGAAAGCCCTCGGCAAAGGGCCGGAACCAGTCGCAGTAGCGATCCGCATCCTCATTGCCGTAGCTCTTCTTCCGCACGAGGCCGAAGGGCGGGCTGGTCATGATCAGATCGACGCTGCTCGGTTTGGCTTTGTTGAAGAGCCAAGCGCGTGAATCGCCCCACAGTATCGATCCGTGGTGACTTCTATGGAATACGCGGAGATGCGAGGCAGGATACTCTGCAGGATCTGCGGATGGGGGCTGATCTTGGCCCTTACCTGCAGCGTTGAACTGCTCATGCAAAAAGCGAACATACTCGCTAACGCTCTTGTATCCTGCGGCATCCGCAGCCTGCTCGAAGGCGACACGCTCCTCGGCGGTCAATCTGATGTTTGTGACTCTTGTTCGGGGGTTTTCAGCTTTTGGCCTTGCCATACTCAGTCCTCGCCTGCCTCACATGAACAGGCTAGCTCAAGGCTTTCCGTGTGACAAGAACCTGAACGATTTTTTGTAACACGAAAACCCTCCTGGGCGGACGGATCGTTCGACAAACCTCTCGGCTAATCCGATGCCGGTGGAGTGGAGGTTTGCTTGCACCAACTCACGGAGATCCTTATCGCGCCGAAGTTCATGCTTCCGGAGCGGCAGTGCGAGGAGCGCGATCGGTCCCCAGTCCAAGAAGCTCACATCGGTCGCTATCTTGACACCGCTCCGGGCTAACGTCCCCCTATGTGTTCCCCTTAGCCAATCTTGCAGCCCCAGAACGATGTGTGTTCGGCGGCGAAGTAGCCGTCCGCGGCTCGGAAGTTGCCTTGCAGCTCCACGGTGTCACCGGCGGTGAGCGCGACCATCGTCTGCAGCCAAAGCGCCGTCGCCTCCGAGACATGCGCGCCGCTTATCTCGCCGCGCGAACCGCGGATCTCGGTCGTGCCGTTCAAAGCGAGCCGCCCGCTCATCCGCGCCGACGTGCTGGCGTTCACCTTGTAGAGGAGCGTCGCGCCGAAGAGGTAGGTGCCTTCCACCGGGGCCACGAAGCGGTTGTTCGCGGCATCGAAGGCGCTCTGATCGTTATAGTCGGTGTTGTTGATGGCGATCTTCGTCCAGGTCCCGACGCCGACATAGTTGTCGTAGTTCGTGTAGGCCTTGAAGCGCGGCAGACGCGGCTGGTCGACGATGCCGGTGGCGTTGTCGACGCTGAGCCCGTCGAAGAAGGTGCTGCCGTCGGCCGAGACAGCGAGGCGGAAGCGGTCCGAGCCGAAGAGCCCCACCAGCGCCTTGGTCACGAAGCCGGTCTGCAGCGTCAGCCCGAGATCGTCGCCCGCGGCCTCCTTATTCATGGTGTAGAACAGATCGCCCGTGCCGCCCTCGGCCACGGTCTTGGCGGTCCAGAGTGCCGCGTTCAGCTTTGCCGAGAACGGGTTCGACGCATCCGCCGTCGTGCCGACCCCGAGGAGCGCCATGTTCTGCAGCGACGCCGGGGTTGTCCCGATCCAGTTTGCGCCGTCATAGACCAGCAGGAGACCTTCGTACTCGACCCACGCCCGCCAGCCGGTCCGGGGCGGCAGGCGTAGCCAAGCGCCGTCGGTCCAGAGCGCGACGTTCAGATCCCAGCCCGTCCAGTCGCCCGTCGCGCCGGAGGCGACAATGTAGCGATCGCCGTCGGTGGGGCTCGCTGGGGGTGCTGCCAGATCACGGTCGAGAACCGAGAGATGGACCAGCCCGTCGAGGATCCGCAGCGCCTCGTTGTGGGTAACATGCTTCTGGGCCTGCGCAGCCATGATGTAGGGCAGCAGCAGATGGGTCGTGGCGTCGGACATGAGATGGCCTTCAGAACGTGAGCGTGACGGTCTTGGGCGCGCCCCGCCCGACAAGGGCGGAGAGCTGAAAGATGCGGATGTCGAGCGTGTCGCCGGGGCCGAGCAGCGCGCCCCAATCGGCGGTCTGCTGGGCGGCGGTGTAGACGGCGCTGGTGGTGGTCGTGCTCAGCACCCGCTTCACGGTCGCACCGTCGATGATCTCGACCTCGTAGGCTTCGATCTCCTCGGCCAGCGGCACCTCAAGCCCGCCCCAGCTGTCGGCCGCCAGCGCGCGGGACCGGCGCATCCAGCGGATCATCAGATCGCCGGGCGAGCGCGGCTTTCGCCATGGCTGCTCCACATGCGCAACGGAGAATGGCCGCAGCCCGACGCCCGCGGGCGTGAAAGCCTGCGCGACATAGGTCTCGTCGGTCACCGGGCGGCTCGCGGGGCCGATGCGCCAGTTCCACGGGATGCCGAGGTCGGCCTCGGCGATCGGCAGCGAGGCGAGGCTGTCTTCGAGCACCACCACCCGCGCGCCAGCGGGCGTGGGATTGGCCATGGCCCCCTCCGTGCCGCGCTGGCCGCGCAGCAAGCGGGTCAGACGATAGCGGCTTGGCGCGATTAGCTCGACCTCGCCCGCCTGAACGATCTCCCAGACGCCCGACGCGGTTTCCACCGCCAGCGCGTTGGCGCCGCCGAACAGCGTCAGGTCGGTGACGCTTTCCAGCGTGCCGGACAGAAGATCGACCACCAGGACGTTGCCAATATCGAAGCGCGACGTTGGGCCGGCGTAGAGGTTCGAGACCAGCTTCCCAATCCGGGCCCTCGTGCCGAAGCTGGTGAGCAGCTCGAAGCCGTCGGTCGAGGGGCTGCGGAACACCGCGATCTCGCCCGGCCACGGCACCGCATGCGCCGCAGCGAAGGGCCGATGCGCGGGCTGGTCCTCGGTCAGCTGCGGCAAGTCCAGCAGCACCGCCTCGGGCGCGCCGAAAACCACCGCCTGCGACAGCGCCGAGGGCCGCGGCGCGCCGGGCGGCAGGTCGTAGGCCTCTCGATCCTGGCGCACCGCCTCGATGCCGCGCGCGTCGGCATCGGCGATGGAGACGAGCCGCAGCGGGACGGCGCGACCGTCATGAGCGAAGGTGACGACATCGGCGGGATCGAGCGCCAGCCACGACGGCGGCAGTCGAAAGACCGCGCTCTCGCGGCCGGTCCAAGCTTCCATAAGGGCGCGCCGGCAGCGGCGCTCGGCCTCTTCGGGCGGCACCGCCATCGGGAAGGACTCCGACGCGATGCGGGTCGTGTCGACGGTGATGCGCCGGGCCTCGACCTGCGCGGCCTCGTAGTCCTCGTCGGTGCGGGCGACCTGCCACTTCAGGGCCTGCGGCAGTTCGGTCTCCTGGCCGCGGGTCAGCTCGAGCCCATCGCCTTCCCGCGCGGCGACGAGATCGTCTGGCGAGACGGTGGCGACAGCTGCCCGGCCACGCATCACGAAACGGATCACGCCTTCGGTCTCGACTGCGTCGAAGCCGAAGTGGCGGGAGAGCGTGGTGATCGAGGCGCGCGGGCTCTCCAGCGCTCCGATGGCATAGCCTTCCACCGCGCCCCAGAGGTTGGTGACGTCGATCTGGCTCTCGGGAAGCCCGGCGCGCAGGCAGAGGTGCCGCACGAGCGCCGCCAGCGACACCGCTCCCAGCCTCCCCGTCAGCCAATGGCCGAGCCGCCAGTTCGCCCCGTCCGTCCAGACGTCGGTCAGCGCCGGGAAGAACGGATAGGGGCGCGCGTCCCAGGTCCAGGCGGCGCATTCGGGGACGTGCACCATGCGACCGCCGTAGGCCGACGAGAGCGGGTTGTTTTCGGCCTCGCTCCACCAGAGATAGGTCGCCTCGAGATAGGCCCGCTGGATCGCATCGTCCCGCCAGCCGCGGGAAAAGTACGGCACGAAGCTCTCCGAGGATTTCGGGTCGAAGAAGACGTTCGGCTGGTTGGTCCCCCGGTCGATGGCGGGGCAGCCGAGCTCGGTGAACCAGATCGGCTTGGACTCGGGCACCCATGCGGTCGGCGTCCCGCTCTCCACCCCGCCCGGGCGATCGTAATGCTGGTTCGACCACCAGCTGCGGAGATCCTTGTAGCGGAACACCCATGGCTTGCCCAAGGCGCCGTCCGTGATTGCGGTGCGGATTTGCGCCGAGCGGTCGGCCGCGCTGGCGTAGAACCAGTCGAAGCCTTCGCCGCCCGCGATGTTCCCTTGCAGGTAGGCGCGGTCGTAGATCGCGGGCCAGCCCTCTGCCGCGTCCGCATGCTCGAACCCGTCCCGCCAGTCGGAGAGCGGCATGTAGTTGTCGATTCCGACGAAATCGATCTCGGGGTCGGCCCAGAGCGGGTCGAGATGGAAGAACACGTCGCCACTGCCGTCGCCAGGCTGATGCCCGAAATACTCCGACCAGTCGGCCGCATAGCCGATCTTCGTGTTGGCCCCGAGGATCGAGCGCACATCGGCCGCCAGATCGCGAAACGCCTGCACAGCAGGATACGCGCTTGCGCCCGACCGGATCGTGGTCAGCCCGCGCATCTCGGTCCCGATCAGGAAGGCGTCGACGCCACCCGCCGCGGCACAGAGATGGGCATAGTGCAGCACCATGCGGCGCAGACCCCAGTCGCCGGCCGCCCCGGTCCAGGAGACGGTCTCGCCCGAGACCGCGAAGTCGGATGGGCTGGCTGCGCCGAAGAAGGCCGAGACCTGGCTCGCCGCCGCACCGCTCTTGTCCACGGTCCCGGCGTAGCCGGCGGCCGGCGAGCAGGAGATCCGGCCCCGCCACGGAAAGGCCGGCTGCCCCGTCTCGGCGGCGTTGTCGGAATACGGGTTCGGCAGCGTGTTGCCGGGCGGCACGTCCATCAGGATGAACGGATAGAAGGTGACGCGCAGCCCGCGGGCCTTCATCTCCTGGATCGCCTGCACCACCGCGAAGTCTGCCGGCGTGCCGCCATAGACGGGTCGGTCCTGGTCGTCGCGACTGACGAGATGCGCGGCGGCGCGCGAGACGCCATTGACTGACCACGTCTGCGGGCTGGTGGTCTTGGCTGAGACCTCGACGCCGGGGCGAATGGCGCAGTCGCCCGCACGCAAGTCGTTTCCGAACCAGGCGACGACGAGGCTGACGCTCTCCACCTTCGGCGCCATCGCCTGCAGGCGGTCCAGCGCCACCACCATGTCAGCGGTGTCCGACAGCGCGTTCAGGTTCTCGGGGACCTGCGCCCCGCCGCTGCCCTTGCGGATGCCGGCCGTCGCATAGGTGAACTCGCCCGAGGCCGGGATCATGGTGACGGCCTGCGTCAGCCCCTCGGCGGTGTCGGGATCGGCCAGCGGGCGGAAAACCTCGAAGGACAGCTGCGGCAGGCGGTTGCCGTAGTTGCCAAGCGGGAGCTCCTCGAAGACCACATAGGCCGTGCCGCGATAGGCCGGCGTTCTCGCGGCGCCCATCTTGGCCGCGATGAACGGGTCCGCGGGCTGTGCCTCATCGCCCGGATACCATCGCCAGGTAATGCCCGCAGTGTCGAGAAGCTTCCCGTCCGCCCAGATGCGGCCGATGCCGGTGATCGGGCCCTCGCAGAGGGCCACGGCGAAGCTCGCGTAGTAGAGATACTCGGTGGTCTTGACCTTGCCGCCGCCCCCGCCACCCTTGCCGCCGCCCTGCGTCGTGGTTTTCGTCTCCTCGCGGAAATCGGTCGCCCAGATGACGTTGCCGCCCATGCGCATGCGGCCATAGACGCGCGGGATGACGGCGCCTTCGGTCGAGGACGTGATCCGAAGGCTGTCGAGACGGGGCCCCTCGATGCGCTGGGTGGGCGCGAGCGAGGACACGATCCAGCTGTCGACCACCGAGCCGATGGTGGAACCGACGAACCCGCCGATGGTCGCGGCGCTCACGCCGAGGATCGTCCCGCCGATCGAACCGCCGATGGCGGCGCCGGCCGCGCCGAGGACAAGCGTTGCCATGATCGCGTCTCAGCTTTGCGGGAACAGGAAGGCGAAAGCGATGCGCCGCCGCCAGGACGGAGTGAGCGGTTCCTCGATCACGCCGAGCCGCTCGTAGGCGTGGAGGAAGGTGTCGGGCGTGGTGACGATCCCCACATGCTTGGCGATGGCGCGCGGCATCATCCGGAACAGTACCAGCGCGCCGGAACCGGCCTCTGCCGGTTCCACCTCGATCATCATGCGTCGCGCGCCTTCGGCCAACACCTCGCGCGGGCCGGTCTCGCCCCAGTCGCGGCTGTAGGGCGGGATCGGGAACTGCTCGGGGCCGACGACCTCGCGCCAGATGCCCCGGGCGAGCCCGAGGCAATCGCAGCCGACGCCGAGCAGGCTCGCCTGGTCGTGATACGGCGTGCCGAGCCACGCGCGCGCCGCCGCGATGACCCTCTCGGGATCGGCCGGCGTCACAGCACACCCCCGTCATGGCCACCGTCCTTCGTAGCGTAGCGCAGGATCGTGTCCTGACCGGGGATGTGCGGAAAACCTCGGAAGTTGGAGGTGTTGGCAAACTTCGCGCCGCAGGTCTCGATCCGCTTGTCGCAACCGGCGCGGATGGTGAAGGCGTCGCTCTCGACGATCGACCGCACCGGCGCCTCGAGCAGGCTCAGGACCGCGATACCGTCCGTGACGTCATGGCCCAGCACCTCTGCCTTCCGCCCCGCATTCACACCGCTGGTCCATTCGATGGTGCCGAAGGTGAACCAGCCGGAGGCGAAGCCGCCGAGCCCCGAGGCGGTGAAGGCCCGATCGCGCAGGAGATCAATGACACCGCCCGTGCCCTTGTAGGCCGGGTCCTCGAGGTCAACGCCGCAGCGTGCGTCGCCGAGCGCGGCATCGCAGGTCGCTTGGAACGTCCGCCCGACCGTCTGGCCCAGCACATGGGCGAGCGAACGGACCTCGGCGACGAAGGCCAGACGCCCACGCCGGATCTGGCCGATGGCCCCGCTCCGCATCAACACGCGCTGCCCGGTGTCTGACCAGTTCACGCGCCAGACCTCGACCTCGGCGTTGTCCCAGCGGCCGTCGAGGATATCGGTCTCGGTGATCCGGTCGGAGGTCAGCACGCCCTCGGCGTCTTGCGCATCGACCGACAGGTCGGAGCCGGAGCGCACCTCGGATGCCGTGAGCCCGCTTTCCGGCTCGAAGTCGGTCCCGTCGAAGCTGAGCGTCCGGTCGTGGTCGGTGAAACCGAAGGTGACGCCGTCCGCCCGTGTGATGCGCCAGCACCAGGCGAGCGTCGTCGTGCCCTCGTCGAGATGGGCCTGCAGGGCGGGCGAGAGGGATTTCATCGGCAGGTTCCCGTCATGCGGTCGTCGAGATCGGCGATCCAATTCGCCCATCCGGGCGGCACCTCCGCGACGGTCTCGGCAGCCGGCCGGGCGAGCCGCGCCTCGGCATAGGAGGCGCAGCCCGCGTCACCACCGCCCATCGTTGCGGCGCAGCCGCTCAGCAGGATCGCCAGCGCCGCGGCCATCGCGAACCGCATCCCGCCCGCGCTCGACGCGCTTGTGCTTGTCTTCGATCGCATCGCGTTCGGCCTCCCGTTTGCCCGTTCGTCCCCCTTCCGCGCGCCCCCAGACCCGGCCGAGGACGACGCCCCCGACCGCGCCGAAAGCCGCGACCAGCCAGATCAGGAGATCAACCATCGTCTCGCTCCCCGCGCGCGGCGGCGGCGCAGAGGGCGACGACGAAGACGCCGAGGAAGCCGCCCAAGACCAAGCCTGCGAGGAACTCAAACATCGCCGCGGAACCCGCGCTCGATCCGGTCGCGCAGGCCGATCAGGCCGAGACCAAGGAACATCAGCCCCGCCGGCGAGGCGTCGCCCGAGCCGGCGAGCAGCGCGACGAGACGGGACAGTTCCCCGAACGGCCCGGCGCTGGGGAGCGCGAGGGAGGCGATGCCTGTGAGCATGGCGAGCAGTCCCGCCCACCAGGTAAGCGAGTTGGGGCGAACGTAGCGCATGGGGATCAGGCCCTCCGGATCAGGTTGGAGACAAAAGCGGCCAGCCGGGCGAACCAGCCGGTCGGCGTATCGGGTTCAGGATCTCGGACCGGCGGCCGCGGTGTTGGAGGTCGCCGAAGCAGGGCCAGCGCCTCATCCTCGGTCAGGCGACGGATCGGCCGGGAGAAGTCCACGCGACCTGTGCGATCCACGGACCAGACCGGGATCGTGCCGCCAGGATAGCGGCCATGCCGGAACAGATCGCGCTCGGCCTCCCGGCGCGGGATGATCGCGGCCGGGCGGCGCCAGTTCAGAAACGCGTCGTCGGCCGCAACGCGATTTCCGGCATTGAGGTGCCGGGTCAGCGCGGCCTTCGCGATGCCGCCGGTATTGTAGTGGAAGCTGACCAGTGCATCGAACTCATGCGGCGCCAGCGGCACCTTCACGGCGCGCAGGACGGCGGCCTCGTAGCGCGCGAGGTCGGCCCGGAAGACCCGGAACGCCTCGCGGATCCCGGCGTCAAGATCGGCGGGCATGCCACGCGGCATGGTGGCGGGATCGGGCGGCCCGGCCGCGGCCGTGTGGCCGATGCCGAAGGTCCAGACCTGTTTCACATCGAGATAGGGCCCGGGCACGAGTCCTTCGTGCCGGACGAGGGCCAGCAGGCCCCGGTCGGTCATGTGCATGGGATTACCGGAGAAGCGAGAGGATCAGGATCAGCGCCGCGACGGCGAAGCCGATGCGCAGACGGTGGGTAAAGGCCGCTCGAGGGTCGGCCGGGTCGCAGCGGAGGGAGCGCGCGAGGCGAATGAGCTCATTCATCGCCGTCGCCCTGCTTGGCGCGGCGCAGGCGGGCGAGCAGCATCTCTATGAAGGCCGGGCCGAAGACGCCCACGAGATAGGCGGCCGAGCCCGCTGCGCCGCCCGCCGGGATCGCCTCGGGCGGAAGGCCGAGCCAGGCGGTGATCACGGCCATGGAGAGACTGCCCATCCCGGCCGCGATCAAGCCGCCAAGGAGGATATGGCGCAGCGCATCGCGCAGGTGCATCTTCGTGGTCAGCGCGTTCGTCGCACCGCCGAGCGCGCCCCAGGCCGCGAGGATCACGGCCGTCGAAGCCGCGAGCTCGCGTAGCACGGCTGCGACGAAGCTGCCGGTGTCGTTCATCGGCGGATCTCCAGAAGCGGGATGGAGGTGATCGAGCCGAGCCGCTCGAGGTCGAGCATCACGTCGAGCGCGTCGGTGTCGAAGCGAACCGGCACGTCGAACTCGAAGCCCGCGGTGATCGCGACGCCCTCGGCGGGCGCAGTGTCGAAGGTGAACACGCCGGTGGTCGTGTCGACGGACCACCCGCTGGGCTGTTCGGCTCCATCGAGCGCGACGCGCACCGTGCCTGCGACCGGTTTGGTGATCGTCCGAACCCATGTCTGGCTGCCGGAAGCGTAGCGTTTGACCAGCTGGAAGGCGGTCGTCGTGCCATCGCCGGTGCCAATCGACTGATCGGTCGGCGATGGCGCGCCCGAAGGCAGGCAGGACTTGTGGTCGCCCCAGTCCTTGAAGCGGAATCCATGGAGGCGGCCGTACCGCGCTTCGAAGAAGGCGACCACCGTCGCCAGATCGTCCGCGCGGCGGATGCCGTAGGCGACATCATAGCGACGGCGCGAATTGGCCCAGCTAGCATTGCGCTCCTCGTCGCCCGAGGCGAGCTCGACGATCTGCGTGCGCCGCTCGGGCCCGCCCCGCGCGCCGCGGCTGATGTTGTCGGGAAACCGGACCTCGTGAAACGCCATCACATGCCCCTCCGCCCGAGCGACACCGCGCGGGCGATGTCGGCCGCCACTTGCGTGCGGGACTGCCGGAAGCTCTCGGCGTCGCGCGCCATGATGGTGACGTTGACCCCGCCCGCGCCGTAGCTCTGCGCCTCCCGGCGCGAGAGCACGCGCTCGCCGCGCTGCAGGATCGCGGGCACCTCGTCGTGGCGAAGTCCGGCCATGCCGCCGGAATGCATCCGTGGCGCGGCGTCGAAGGCCATGGCCGGGACCATCCGCGAGGGGCCAGCGGAGCCGACCATCCCGCCCGCATGCAGGACGTTGGCAAAGATGCCGCCCGCACCGGAGAACACGCCGGAGAGCGCATTGGCGATCGGCCCGAGGATGAACCGCCGCGCGGCCAGTTGGGCGAGGTCGGCGAGCAGCGAGGTGACGAGATCGCGGAAGCTCAGCTTGCCGGTCTTCACGAACTCGCCGACGGCATTCTCGGCCGACTGGAAGGCGCTGACGAGGCTCTGGCCGATGTCCCCGCCAATCTGGCGGGCCTTGCTGGCGTAGTCGGAGAGCGCGGCCGAAACCGCCTGCCAGCCGGTGACCGCCGTCTCGACGTTCGGCTCGGCAGCGGAAGCTGCAGCGCTTGCGGCAGCACCGGCATCGGTCGCAGCCTGCCCGGCGCTGTCGAGCGCGGTCTCGAACCGCTCTGCCGCGGCCGTGGCCTCGGCCAGCGCATCGGCGCCATTCTCGTCCGTGCCACGCACCGCGTCGCGCAGCGCCTGCCAGCTTTCGAGCGGCGCGCGAGCCGCTTCCGCGAGATCTCGCGCGGCGCCCCGGTAGACATTCGCGGTCTCGAGCGCGCGGTTTGCCGCGTCCGTCAGTCCGAGGTCGGGCGCGGCGAGCGGATTGTCCTCGAAGGCCCGGTCAAACGCCGCCTGAGCTGCGGTGGTCGCGGCCGTCGCCGCACCCTCGAAGCGGTTCTCGATCTCGCCCAGGTCGAGATCGGGGATCACCGAAATGCGCCGCTCGGAGCCGAGCGCTTCCAGCCCCTGGTTGATGCCGCCGATGAAGCCGTTGATGCGCGAGACCACGCCGTTCAGCATCGCCTCGACGCCGTCGACCAGGCGGTTGGCGGCCTGGAACGCCAGATCGCCAATGGCGGCAGGCAGCAGCCCCCAGATCGCCTTGATCGCCTCGTAGGCGCCTTCGAAGGTGTTCGCGGCGGTGTTGCCGAAGCCCACCACGCTTTCGATGGCGCTCTGCATTCCGGAGGCGGCGTCGGCCTTCAGGTCGAAGAACATCGCGGTGGCGGCCGCGCCCGCCGCAGCGGCGCCCATGCGGATCCGCTCCCAGACCTCGACGGCCACGTCCTTCAGGAGCGACATAGCCTCGCCAAAGCCGCCCGCGCCCGACACGAGGCGGGTGAACTGGTAGACGAGTTCGCCCGCGCCGACGATCAGCGCGCCGATGCCGGTGCGGATCAGCGCCCCACGCAGGACGACGAGCGCCGTGGCAAGGCCTCGCACGGAGAGCGCGGCGGCGGCCATGCCTGCCACCCAGCGCCCCGCGAGGAAGGCCGCGAAGGTGGCGGCATAGGTGGTCAGGCGGCCGATGTTGTCGAAGAGGCCGCGGATCGCGATGCCGAGCGGTCCGGTGCGGCTGGCGACCGCCGCCATGGCGTTGGCGACCGCTTCCAGCGCAGGGGCTGCAGCGACCGCCAGCTGGTTCGATAGCCCGCGCCAGATCAGCCCGAGCCGAGAAATGGCATCGTTCGTGCGCTCAATCTGGTCGGCGTCTTGCTCCGACACGACGACGCCGAAGGCGAGGACATCCTCCGTCGCCTGGCGCAGCGTCGCCGTGTCGATCCGCGACATGGCGATGGAGCCTTCCTCGCCGAAGAGCTGGCCCGCAACGGCGGCGCGTTCGGCGGCGGGCACGAAGCTCTCGATGGCGGCGTTGATCGCACCCACGCGCTGATCCAGCGGCAGCGCAATCAGCTCGTTGGCCGAAAGCCCCAGTCGGTCGAGCGCATCGACCGCAGGGCCGGTCCCGGCGGCCGCTTGGCTGAGGCGGCGCGTCAGATCCTTGGTCGCCTGCTCGATGCCGGACATCGAGACGCCCGCCAGTTCCCCCGCACGTTCCAGCGTCTGGATCGAGGCGACGGTAGTCCCGAGCGATTGAGACAATTTGGCCTGCGCATCCACCGTCTGCAGGCCGGAGCGAACCATCGCCACGCCAGCAGCGGCGGCTGCCGCCACAGCGGCGGCGGCGGCCACACGCACCCGCCGCGAGAAGGCCGCAAGCCTGGCGTTCGCCGCCTCCATCTCCCGGCTCAGCCGCCCGAAGCCGCGCGACCCGGCCTCACCGACGCCTTCCAGCTCGGCGCGCACCTGTCGCCCGCCGACCGCGGCGAGGCGGACGGACACACGCTTTTCAGCCATTGGGGCGTTCCATCTGTTCGTTGAGCTTGGCCACCATCACCGCTTCGATGACGGGCAGCAGTTCGGCCATGGCTAGCGGCGGCACGCCGAGCGCGTCCCCGAGTGCCAGCGCTGCCGACATGTCCCAGCCGATCACTGCGCCGGGCAGGACGCGCAGCTGGCCGCCAAGGCGGCCGACCAGGTCCCAGACCTGCCAGCCTTCATGCGTGAGCGGCCGGTTCAGGCGCGTCGGGCAGTCTTCGCACGTCTCTTGGCAGGCGTCGCAGTATCGCTCGCCCCCGCCGAAGGACCAGTCGGCGAGAGCGCGGAGGCGTTTTTTTCCTGTTCCAGCAGCAGGCCCTTCGAGACGTAGGTCAGCTGGAACGCCTCGAAGATCGGCCAGACATCGAGCAGCGCTTCGATGGCCTCCGGCCCCGGGTCGATGGGAGTGCCACTGGCATCGCCGATGCCCTCCCAGGCGAGCACGGCCCGCCGCGCCAACGCCTTGGCGAAGGCGACCGCGCGTTCCTCGTCGGGGGCGTCCTCGGGCATGGCCTCGACGGCAGGATCGCTGCGCGTCGCCACCATCAAGGCGGTGGTCAGCGGGCGCAGTTGCACCCGGACGCCCGGCGCCAGATCATGCCAGCGCGGGGTGTTGGTAAGGTCGAGCGTCAGCATCAATAGGTCTCCACATCATTCACGAGGGTGGCGGTGCACATCCGGCCGACCACGCTGTCGCGCGCCGCCTGCCAGTCGAAGGTGGCCTGCACGCCCTGCGGCCCGGAAATCTCGATCCGGGGACGCGGCAGATAGACGGCGTGCACCGTGAAGGTGAAGCTCTCGCCCGAGGGCAGGACGTAGGCGAACTCCATCTCGCAGGCCTCGCCGTTGATCGCCTGCGTCACCAGTGTCTGGTCGGCGAAGCGGACCTCGATCCGGCCGGTCAGCGCGGCGATGGACGGGTCCGCGCCGTCGATGCGCCCGTCCGAGCGGATGGTCTCGATCCGGTCGAGGTTGTTGGCGTAGGTGATCTCGGCCGAGACCACGTTGCCGAGTGCGGACCCGTTGCGGGTGATCGACCCGTTGAAATGGCCGAAGCGCTTCAGCTCCAGCGCGGCGGGTGTTCCGGCGCTCGTCGTCGTGCCCACCGTCTCGCCCTGCGCCACCAGCCGCGCCGTCGCGGTCAGCAGGCCTGAGCGCTGCATCTGCCAGGTGATCTGGTCGAGCACGCAGCCGGAATACATCGCGTACCGCGGGACCTCGAGCATGCCGGTCTCGATCGACATGCTGGGCAGCGTCCAGGACCCCGACTGGAACTCGTGGGTGTACGGCGCTTCCACGCCCGTGGTCGTGGGCGCGCCGAAGGCCGCCTTCAGCCAGAAGCCAAAGGCCTCGGGGTCGTAGAAGGCGCCGCATGTCGCGGGCCCGAGTACGGAGACGACCCCATGACCCAGATCCAGCTTTCAGACGCCCAAGCCGTCATTCTGTCCACCGCCTGCGCGCGCGAGGACGGAGCCATCTTCCCCGTCACTGCCAGCCTCAAGGGCGGCGCCGTCGGCAACGTCTGCAAGAGCCTCCTCAAGCAGGGCCTGATCGAGGAAATCGCCGCCACGGATCTCAACACGGTCTGGCGGCACGACGAGGATCGCGGCCCGATCACGCTGCGCGCCACCCCGCTCGCCTACAGCACCCTCGGGATCACGGACGAGAATGATGAGACACCGCCGGCGGAAACGCCGCCTGCGCCGGTCCAGCGTCGGAAAGGCACCAAGCAGGAAACCCTGATCGAGATGCTCCGCGCCGAGGAAGGCGCGACCATCGACGAGATTGTCGAAGCCACGGGATGGCAACCGCACACCGTGAGAGGCGCCATGTCCGGCGCGCTGAAGAAGAAGCTGGGCCTTACGATCACCTCCGAGAAGATCGAGGGGCGCGGGAGGACCTACATGATCGTTGACGACTGACGCCGCATACCACGACGGACCCGATGCCGCCGTCCCGCATGGGGCGGCGGTACCTCATTGCCATGACAACAGGTCATGCGCGGCGGCCTGCAGGATATCCTGCGCCATGCGAGGCTCGCAGGTGTAGATGCCGCCCGGCTCCGGCTCGCCAACATGCTCCTCGAACCAGCCGCGCCCCTCGTCCGAAATCGGACGCAGGACGACAATGGTCCCATGATCGTTGATCTCGATATGCTGCCAGCCTTCGGACATCGCTTAAGGCTACCAGCGCGACCGAGCGCACGCCAGCGCAACGGTCACCAGCCGCGCAGGCGCTCGAACAGCCGCCGCAGCAGATAGCCGCGGGCCAGCGAGACGCCGACGAACGCGAGACCGATGGTCATGTGCTCGGCGAGCCCCGTCTCGATCCCGAACCATGGGAAGACGACGATCTGCGTTGCGATGGCCAGAACGTAGCCGACGACGACATTCGTCGCAGCCTCGACCATCGACATGAGGCGGCTCTGTTTCATGCCACAGCGCCTCCCGCGGCGACTGCGGAAGGTAGCCTCGCGAGGGCTGCTTGGTAAACGCCCGAGACATCCACGACGATAAGCGACTCGGGACGGCGCCTCAGAACCGTACAGAGGTCCTTTTCCGCAAGCAGTCCAACGGTCTGTCTGTGTCTGCCCCTGGTCCAGTTCGCCGCAAAGAAGAACAGGCGCGGACTTTCGGGGATCCGGTTCATCATGGCGAGTTCTTCGCGAAGATCGCCGGCGATCAGACCCATCGCGTTGATCGACAGACAGTGCGGTCGAAGCGCGTTGATGACCGCCAGGCATGCGAGATCGCGCCAATCGAACCGCCGACGCTGACCGGGTCGGACCTCCTCGGAGGGCCGGTAGTGACCACGGGACATCCACTGGCTTAGCTCGCCAGTCGTCATCAAGCAGGCGTCCGCAACCTCGTGAATCGTCCAAGTCTTCACGCCGCACCCTCATCCATCGGCCAGCAGTTCAGCTGCAAGAGTTCGGAGCGCATGCGCCGCGACCAGCGGGACCACTCCGTTGCCACAGAGCCGAAGCCGGTCCACCCGGTGGGCCAGCCCATCAGCGCCTCGACGAACAGCGGGTTCAAGGTCCGGGGCGTGTCGCAGGAACGCCCGCCAGCCGTCGGCGTCACCAGGACCTGGCGGCCAAGCAGCCCGTTCACCGGCGTGTTCGCAAGGCTCGTCGCGCCGTCCTTGTGATCCCGCGCCGTCGGCGTCATCCACATCCGCGTCGCATCGCAGAGCGTGGTCCCGTCGTTGCGCGGGCGCGCCGTCTCGCTCCGACTGCTCGTCCGGTTCCGCGTTCCCTTGCTGTCGCCGGCCAGCGGCGTCGGCCAGAGCCGCATCATCTCCGTCCGGTTCCCGCCGCTCGACCGCGTCCCCGAGCAGGCGCGCGGGGTCGGCCAGGTGGTCGCGTTCGCGGTGGGCGAGGATGAAGAGCCGCTCGCGCCGATGCGGCGCGCCGACTTCCGCCGCCGTGAAGAGGCCTGCCGCAACGCGGTAGCCCATGCCGACCAGTCCTCCGGCGACCTCGGGGAAGCCGAGACGGAGATGATGGGCGACGTTCTCGAGGAACACGAAGGGTGGTCCGCACTCGCCGACGATCCGGGCGACATGCGGCCAGAGGTGGCGCGGGTCGTCTGCGCCCCGGCGCTTGCCCGCGACGGAGAACGGCTGGCACGGATAGCCCGCAGTGACGATGTCCACCGCGCCGCGCCACGGGCAGCCGTCGAAGGTGGCAGCGTCGTCCCAGACAGGCGCCGGATCCAGGGCCGCGTCTTCCATCCGCGCCATGAGGATGGCCGCGGCGTAGGCGTCCCGCTCGACGTGACCCACAGTGCGATATCCGGGGAGTGCGAGGTGCAGCCCGAGGTCGAGCCCGCCGGCGCCGGAGCAGAGCGAGAGGCCGAACAGGCACGCGTCGCCGGCTCCGGCAGACACGCCGGAGGAAGGTAGAGCCACGCCATCCACGTCGTCAGGCCGCGTGGGCCCCCTCAGCCGCAGCCGGGGTCTCGCCTAACCGCGCGGCCTTCACTTGCGTGAAGGTCCTGCCATCGCCGTCGAGGATAGCGTCGCGGCCGATCTCGGACTGCCAGCGCTCGACGGCGACGTCGACATAGGCCGGGCTGATCTCCATCGCGAAGACACGGCGGCCGTTGGCCTCGCCCGCCATGATCTGCGAGCCGGAGCCCGAGAACGGCTCGTAGCAGAGCCCGCCGCGGACGACGTGCTGGCGCATCGGGATACCGAAGGCATCAAGGGGCTTCGGCGTCGGGTGATCCGGGCGCTCGTCCTTGGCGAAGGACGGCATCTCCCAGGTCGAGGGCAGCGTCTGCTCGGCCACTTTCGGCGGCCGGTTCGGACGGCGCCAGCCCATGAAGCAGGGCTCGTGTTTCCAGAGGTAGTGCGACCGGGTCAGGACGCCTCGGTCTTTCACCCAGATGATCTGCTGATGGACGAAGGCGCCCGCCTTCTCCCAGCAGGCCTCGAGCATCGCCTGCCGGCGCGAGGCGTGCCAGCAGTACCAGGCCGCGTCCTGAGTGATCGCTTCGGCCATGGCCGCAGCGATGAAGCCGTCATAGAGCTCCGCACCCTGCGAACTGTCGTCCCAGGTCGTGCCGTAGGACGCGGACCAGTCCTTGTTGCGGGTCGGGTGGTTCGAGCCGTCGTAATCGACGAGGTACGGTGGGTCCGTCGCGAACAGCACCGCGCGCTCGCCGTTCATCAGGCGACGTACGTCGTCATGCGAGGTCGAGTCCCCGCAGAGCAGCCGGTGGTCGCCGAGGATCCACAGATCGCCCGTCCGCGAGGCCGGGTTACGCGGCGGCTCGGGGATGGTCACCGGAGGCACGGAGCCTCCGGCGCCGCCCTCTTCTTCACCGCCCCCGTCCGGATCGAAGGCCAGCAGCTTGTCGAGTTCGCCGTCGGAGAAGCCGACCAGCGACAGGTCGTAGTCGTCCGCCAGCAGGTCCTGCAGCTCGGCCGAGAGCAGCGCCTCGTCCCAGCTGCCGAGCTCGGTCAGCTTGTTGTCCGCGATGCGATAGGCCCGCCGCTGCGCCTCGGACAGATGCCCGAGCACGATCACCGGCGCCTCGGTCAGCCCGAGCTGCGTCGCGGCCAGCACGCGCCCGTGGCCTGCGATCAGCTCGCCGTCCTCGGCCACGAGGCAGGGCACGGTCCAGCCGAACTCGGCCATGCTGGCGGCGATCTTCGCGACCTGGTCGGCGCCATGCACCTTCGCGTTCTTCGCGTAGGGCTGCAGGCGCGCAAGCGGCCACGTCTCGATCCGCTCGGGGGCGAAGGCGAGGGTCATGGGCGGGTGGTTTCCGTCGATGAGGTGGATGCCGGCCGGAGTCCGGACTCCGGATGCCGCGCTGGACTCCAGCGCGGGGTCCAGCGGCATCCGGGGTATCCGGCCCGGAGGCCAGTATTCATTGGGGTTCGCGCGGGCGGCGGGTGGCTCCGGCTTCCGGGTGGCTTCCCAAAAATCCGGCCCTGACGCTGGCGAAATGCCGAGCCAAGCCCGCCAGCATACGCAGGTCGCGCGGAAGGAACCGCGAACTCGACTGAGGGGCTTGGCTGTGCCGACAGCGGCCTGCAAGGAAAGGATAAGCGCCTTTCCTTTGCTAACGCCGCGACCAACGAAAGGATGGTTTCGCTCGGAACCGCGCCGCGCGCGCCTCTCCCGAGCTTATCCCGAACCTAGCCCCTGAACCGGTTTTCTGTCCCGTCGAAAACTGTCCGCCGCACACCTTCCCCTGTGGCGCGCAGGGTTACGCGCCACCGGCCAGTTCGATCACGCGCCGCTTCGACAGGTTGCGGTTGAACCGACGCCGGTTGAGCTTCAGCGAGATGACGCAGAGCCCGTAGAGCCAGTGCTGATGGGCCGCCGAGCGCTGCAGTCCGACCGTCCAGCAGATGGTCTTCCACCGCTCGCCATGGGCGCGCATCCAGACGATCTTGCCGTCGACGGGGTCGAGGCAGGCGGTCCAGGTGAGCGTCTCCTCCATCCGGCTGATCGCCTGAAGCCTCGGGCCCGCGCGGCAGCGATCATCGTCGCCTTCGGCGCGTTGCCCTTGCCGGTGGCGTGACGCTTGATCGTGCCGACAGGAACGCCGGCATAGGCCACGCCGCGCAGTTCCGCCCAAGCGGTCAGCGTGGCCATGAGCCCGCCATAGACATGGGCCGCGTCGGTTCCGGCGTGCCGACGCACCTCCTCGAACCAGATGGCGGCGATCGGTCCCGACAGGCGGTCGATCTCGGTGAGCCAGTTCGTGAAGCGCAGATAGCGCATGCCGCCACCGTCATAGCGGCCGGGCCTGAAGCTCGCGGTCCCGCTGGTGATCAGCCCTTCGGCCGAGCGCAACGCCCAACCGGTGCTGGTGCCGAGATCCAGCGCGAGAATGCAGCGGTCGAAAGTGCCGGCAACCGTGAGAGGCGCCGGGGCGATGTGTGGGGAGCGGTCCATGACGACCTCCTCTTCGATTGAGAGGCCGGGGCGGCACGGCTGCCTGGTGAGGGCAGCACGCGCGCCCGAACCCGGATCGCGAGGTCTGGTCAGGGTCACGTTGTCGATGCCGGGGGCGCCCGGCGCTTCCTTCAATGGCTTCAACCCGTTCGCTTGAAGGAAGTGGGGGCGCAAGCCATTGGCAGAATGAGGATAAATCTCTTCTTTCAATATTTCAGTTTCTTCATGGGGTATGTGTCTGGCTTCGATCCCCACCCACGCGCGCGAGGGTCTTTGCGTGAAATATTGAAAGAAGCCCCCAGCGCCGGATTTCCGTTTCGGGATGAAGACTTGGGCGGGAACTTCCTTCAAATGAAGGATGGCGGCCGTTGAAGGAAGCATCGCGCCGGCCCTCATCGCAGCGCCCGGAAGCGCATGGCCTTCCGACCCCCGGTCTCCTGCTCGACCGTCGCGATGTCGCCGCTCTCGACCAGCGTGAGCAGGATGTCGTCGCGGTCGCGCGCCCGGAGCCATTGCGAGGCGCGGGTCAGCTCGGACTTGGTGACGCCGGCCGTCCCTGCCTTGCGGATGATCTCGCGCAGGCGTTTCAGGTGCGCCTCGGTCTCGGTGTCGGCGACATGGCGCTCGACGGCGTCGATCGTGCGCCGCGCAAAGTGGCGCACGAAGTCGATGGCCCAGACAGCCTCCTCGAGCCGGATGACGGGATGGACCGCATTCCGTCCCACGGCCAGGACGAGCGCGACCTTGGCCGCGTTCTCCGCGATCCGGGCGAGGATCGGCGTCTGGAACGTGCCGGCCGCGGCCCTGAGCTCGGCGGTGATCTCTTCGCCGAGCGCGTCGAAACGCGCCTGCGCGTCGTCGTCCATCGGCACCGTCATCGGGTCGACCGCAGTCTCGGGCCCGGAGGTCTTGCCGGCCAGGTTGCCGCTCGCCCGGCCGCCGCCTTCGGCAAGGCGCTGCAGCCCCTCGATCAGAGGGCGCGGCGACGTGCGCAGCCCGGCACGACGGTTCTCGTCCGGGTAGTCCTCCTCGCTCGGGAGGATGATGAACCGGGCGAGCGAGCCGTCGACGACATTGGCGCCCTGCAGCGCCCCCCAGAAATGCAGCGGCGTCGTCGTGCCGTAGACGCAGAGGCAGGGCTGGACGATGTCGCGCCGCTCGTTCGAGCCGTCCCGGTTGGCGTATTCCGCGCCGAGGAAGACACCGCAGGCTGCGGTGTAGAGCTCGGTCATGTTGTCGAGGATCTCGGTGATGTGGCGCGGGCTGCGCTTGCGGTCAGCCGCCGCCGAGAGGAACATCCCGAACTCGTCGATCTGGAACAGGATCGCCGGCTGTCGGTAGAGCGCGGTCAGGAGCCCCGCGCCGGAGGCGATCTTGTTGCCGCCGAGGTGGTGCGCGAGTCCGGCCTCGAAGAACAGCTCGTTGACGACCTCGCGGGCGTGGTTCTTGCCCGACCCGCTGTCCGCGATGCCGACGATGTAGAGGTTCGTGCGCAGGTCGGTCGTCGTGCGGTAGCGCCGTCCCATCAGCGCGCCGAGGGCGCAGAGGCTGGCGCCCACCGCGAGGAGCGGCTGCGGTCTGCGCGCCGTGTCGATCATGTAGCGCGCAAGATCGCCGACCAGCCCGCCCGGAATCGTCAGCGTGAAGGACGGCGCAGGCGTGAGGATCGGCATCGGGGCTTCGGGCTGTGCAAGCCGCGCGAGGAGGCCCGCCGCGGGATGTTCGTCGCCGGTGCAAACCTTCTGGCTGCCGTCGAGCAGCAGGTCGGGATCGGGGCGCCAGCCTTTCTCCATCGCGAGGTGATAGATCGTGCCGGCGCCGATCCGCGCGGGCCTGAAGCTCGCCCATGCCTTCACCGTCGCGGCCGGCTCGTTCTTGGCCGCCTGCGCCGACCAGTCGGCGAAGAGCGTCGCGCCCTCCTCGCCCAGCGCACCCTTCAGCGCCATGCCGATGCGCATCCAGCTGTCGTAGTCGAGCTCGGCGTTCGGGAGCCAGGCGAGCGCGCTCCGGATCGCCGCCAGCGTGCCAGCCTGCGCATGGGCCGGCAGACACGGATGCCCGGCGCCATCCGCCGCCTTGGCGCCGAGGCTCTTCGGGCGCAGCTCGGGCGGGATCAGCGCCAGCGCCTCGTCGAGGAAGGCCGCCGCCTGTTCGGCGTCGATTTCGGGCAGGCTCTCGATGTCGAGATCCGCCAGTCCCTCGTCCGGCCAGGCATAGGGCTGGCCAGTATCGGGATGCTTGGCATAGGCCACGAACTGCTGTCCGAGGCAGAGCATCTCGAGCGGCGCGCGCCGGATCCCGGCGAAGGGCTCGGTCGTGCGATAGACAAGGAGCCGCTTCGGCGGCTTGCCGACTCTGAGCGCCGGCGTATCGCCGAGCCGTTGGCGGGCGAGCCGCTCGATGCGGAGCGCCAGGTCGCCATCCTCGGCGATGTCGATGTCGAGCGCGGCGACCGCGCCGCCGACGATCCCGACGCCGCAGTCGGGCCAGCTGGACCAGGTTGCGACCTCGATCTCGGTGGTGGCGCGGCTCGCATGCCGGTTCCACTGCGGGTAGTCGTGCCAGGCCGCGCGGGCGAACTGGCCGGGCTTCTTGGTGCCGGGCGCGATCGGCAGGATCGCGTAGCCGTTGGTCACGAGACGCGTGCCGACGCGCGCCATCCACGAGGTGTTCGCCATCAGAAGGGCACCTCCGGGATCATGCCGTCGAGCCGGGCACGATCCTTCGCGGCCAGGTCGCGCAGGTGGTCGCAGTAGCCGGTGACGATCACCTCGACGAAGGTGTCCCACTCATCCTCGGTGAGCTGGGCGAGATCGGTCCGGCCGAGGCTGTCGAGATAGGCGCCGCCGGCCTTGCCGCCCTCGACCATGGCCGCCGTCTCATTGGGGGTCGGATCGATCATGCCCGACCTCCGGTGGCAGATGTCCTGGCAAACCCGGCTGCAGAGGTCTCTGCGGCTCGTGTCGCGCCGCGGGTCGGAGACGCGGAAATGCGCGTCGAACCAGCCCCAGCCGCGGGGCTCTCGATGGCAGACGGCGCAGAGCCCGGCACGGACGTAAGGCATGGGGCGAACCTGTAGGCGGTGATTTCGGTGAAGCGGCCCGCGGGGCGGACGGCGATCTCGGTGGGGCG